TAGAAAAGTCTCCAGACGAACTAGCAAACTTAGGTAAAATCATTATTGCAACATATGGTGTTGCCGCCGTTGGCATTAATATACCTAGGATATTTAATCTTGTCCTCATTGAGCCTGGTAAGTCTTTCGTTCGTGTTATACAGTCTATCGGCCGTGGTATTCGTAAAGCACAAGATAAAGACTATGTTGATATCTGGGACATAACAAGTACTGCAAAGTTCAGTAAAAGGCATTTAACACAAAGAAAGAAGTTTTATAAAGAAGCAAATTATCCATTTAATATTGCTAAGGTAGACTATAGGAAATAACGTATGCATATATTAACAGTAGAGAACACATGTTATCAATTAGATAATATACCTGCGGAAGTTGAGGACATTAGGTATTGTGTTATAGATTACACGGATCCTCAAAACGTAGATTACATGTTTGTACCACTTGTATTTTTAGAAAGTTTTAATTCTCCAGCAGTGGTACTTCGTATAGATGGTCATGAATTTCAAATGCCATTAGATTGGTCTATAGTAATTGGTGATCAAGAAATAGGAGATCCAGAAGTAATTCCCATCATGCATTTAAATGATAGAGGATTCAGTGCATTTACATTTAATCCTTTGAAGCAATTTTCACCTATTTTTAAAGAAATAGAAATTGTTAATGTATACAATGAAGTGAAATGGTATTTTCCTAAACTTAAATATGGACATTTTTTAGCAGTACCAAGCACAAGTAATCCTAAGGATCCTATTGCGTATTTTGTTAAAGAAACAAATAAAGTTCCTGAAGTATTAGACGTAAATCAATTATGGTAAAAATTGTTTTAACAACAAGAAGTGGGCGTGTTTATGAACGCGAAGATGTGTCAGGTACACTGATGCATGAATTCCAAGGTGAGTTAGATCCTTGGGGACAATGCGGTGGTAGTTGTGCCTGTGCAACATGTCATATTATAGTAGAAGAAGGTTGGGATCATTTAGAACCAGCAGATGACGATGAATTAGGATTATTAGATATGGAACCTAACAGTAACGAAAGAAGCAGATTATCATGTCAAATTGACGTTGACGATTTGCCAAAAGATGCTATACTAAAAATAAAGGTTCCGCACTGTGACTAAAAAGAAAACAAATCCAGCAAGTATTCCTGTAAGTGCTATTACAAGTGCATGTGATAGTAGAAATCGTAAGTTCTGGGATACACTAACAGATGCACAGAGAGATAAATTTTCTAGTTGGTTATACATGAGATATTGTTCTGGTGTTGATTCTAAAATACCTGAGATTAGTGAACACTATTTGCGAATGGTAAATGATTTTGTGAATGTACATTTCAATGATCTTAGACATCATCAGCAGTTACAGTGGTATCTAATGACACTTGCAGGTATAGGCAAAAAACAATATCACCCTTGGATACAGCCACCAAAAGGGATGAAGAAAGATAAAATTTTAAGTTGGCTCAGTACGGTTTATCCAAATCTAAAACAAGATGAACTTGAACAGTTGAGAAGTATTAACACACAAAGTGAACTTGAAGATTTGGCAGAACAAATGGGAATGTCTGACAAAGAAATCAAGGATCTATTTAAGTAATGTACACATGTCAATATTGTGGTAAAAATTTTACAAGGGAGAAAACACTCACTGTACATATGTGTGAACCTAAACGTAGACACATGGTACAAAATGATAGGCATGTAAGAATGGCTTTTAGAGCATATCAAAGATTCTATGATAAAAGCATGAATGCTAAGAAACCAAAAACATATGAGGAGTTTGCAAAAAGTAATTACTATACAGCCTTTGTAAGATTTGGAAAACATATTACAGATATAAATGCAATAGAGCCAGACAAGTTCGTAGATTTTGTTTTACAAATGGGTGTAAAATTAGATGATTGGTGCAAAGATACAATATATGAAGAATACGTTAGAGATCTTACAAGAAGAGAAACTGTTGATAGGGCAGTTGAAAGAAACGTTTTGTTAATGCAACAGTGGGGTATAGATACTGGTGAAAGTTGGACAAAGTTTTTTGATAAGGTTAATACTCAACGTGCAGTACAATTAATTAAAACAGGTAGAGTATCTCCGTGGATAATTTATGGATGTGATGGTGCTCAAACATTACTAGACAGAATGAATGATGAACAAATAAAAATGGTTGCTGAATACATAGATCCAATATATTGGAGGAAAAGATTAATAAAGCAACCGGAAGATGCAAAGTGGATACAAACAGTTTTTGACCAAGCAGGTATACAATGAAACATAGCACAGACATTGATTTAGATTTTGCTGATAGGCAACTTATATTAGATAAGATATCTAATGTTCCGGCGCTATTAGAGAGTGGAAAAAAGCACAACACAGGTGTTTATTTCCATGAGATTCCTACTGATCCTACTACAGGGTTAGCAACCATAGATCACAAAACAGCAGAAGATTTGGGATTTTTTAAAATTGATTGTTTGAATGTAGGAGTTTACAAAGATGTTCGCGATGAGCACCATTTAATAAAGTTAATGGAAAGGGAACCACAATGGGAACTTTTGGAGCACGACGACTTCGTAAACATGCTGTTTCACGTGAACGGTCACGGAGAACTGTTGAGACAATTGAAACCTACCTCGGTAGAGCAATTGGCGGCGACTCTGGCGATAATAAGGCCAGCGAAAAGACATCTAGCAAAACTAGAGTGGCCAATGATAATGAACCAAGTTTGGGTAAAACCAGAAAACGATGAATACTTCTTTAAGAAAAGCCATGCAGTGGCATATGCAACTGCCGTTGTAGTGCAAATGAATCTAATTTGTGAAGGATTAGTTTGATTTTTTCACTAATTGAATCTGTCTACGTTTAATACGTTTTTGCATTATTGTTTGCATACTTACAGATGGCCCGTGTACTATTTCAAAGTCTTTTGTATTAAATGTCATAAGAGCCATTCTAAAAGGCTTGAAACGTTTTCCAATTACCAAATTGATACTAATTGTACGGTTTGATTCCCACCACCATTCTTCGCCTAGTTCCAGAAAAGATTTACGCAGTTCTGGTTCTACAAGATCATAAACATATACACTACATACTTGGTTATCTGTATTTTGTACAATGCCTATGTATTCTTGTCCACCATATGTACATAAACTTAAAAAAGGAAAATTATCTAGCAAATTTTGGTACTTTTGGGGAATATTTGTCATTATTGTTTCCATGCTAAAAGTATTTATGCGATAAATACTATGAAGGATTAAGGTAATGGCTCATGACTCAAACAACAAACTATTACATGTACGACAACAACAGAGTTTTTACTCTAGTCGAAGACAATTCAAAAACGGTGAATTTACCTATGAACGATAGAATTATTAAAATTTACAAAGGCGCAGATGCGTTCTTACCATTTAGATTAAAAAATCAAGACCGCAAACCTTTGAGTTTAGCAGGTGTTAACGTTACAATGTTTCTGCGTAAAAGCGGAGCAGTTACTAATGCTCCTGTTATAAGTAGACCTTTGACAGTTAAAAATTCATATGATGCTGAGTGTGAAGTATTATTAGGCGAAAGTGAAATTAGAGATTTAGAATCTGGATTGTATCATATGACACTTCAGCATGAAGATTCAAACGGTACTACAAGAACATTATATTCAGATTATAATCAAAGAGCCGCGGCCACTGTTGAAATAATAGATGATCAAGTGCCTTCGTTTGCTGATTCACAAGTGTTAACAACATTTAATGATATTGGCAATAATCAAAAATACTATTCTGATATTGTAGTTGGTGATGCTCAAAGTTTTGATAAAAAAGGTTTACATACGTTTAGTGTGTATGCTACAAATTTTACAGGTAAACTATTTGCTGAAGGATCACTAGATTTAAATGGTGTAACAACTGGCAATTGGTTTGAGTTTTCACTAGCAGTAAATTCTAATTCTATAAACTATACAAATTTTTCAGGTGTTGAAGCATATAACTTTAATGGTAATATTATGTGGGTAAGATTCAGATATGAGCCTGATCCTGCTAATGCTGGCACAATAGATAAAATTTTGTATAGAAGTTGATTGACAAATACCAAATAATATAGTAATATAACAGCATGAGTATGGTTATAGATTTCGTGCGATCTCGCGTACCCGTAGGATACAAAACTACTCCTAATGGATGGTACAGTGGGAATTGCCCTATGTGTATACATAATGGACAACCTCGTAATGACACAAGAAAGCGAGGAGGATTTCATTTTGACTCAGATAGTTTCCAGTATAACTGTTTCAACTGTGGCTTTAAAGCAGGTTGGAGTGAGGGAAGAAGTATATCGCCAAGATTACAACAACTGCTAGAACTTGGACTAGGAGTTGATCGTGCTGAAGTGCAACGGCTGAAATTGGAGTTAGTAAGAGATCAAGAACTAAGGCATGTAGTTAGAGATAACGTAGAAGTTGAAAAGCCATTGGTTTTTGATTGGCCCGAAAAGCCACTTCCAGTCGTTGCACACAGTCTTTATGATTGGGGCAGACACTTTTTAGATAGTGGTGAAGATCCAACTGATTATGCTAAAGTACTAGAGTATGCAACAAGCAGACAGTTTACATTAGAAGATAAAAGACTATATTGGTGCAACAACGCTATACACGGACTTAATAAGCGGTTGTTGATACCATTTACATACAAAGGTAAGAGTGTTGGATACACTGCAAGACTTGTAGGGAAAGCATCTGATACAATACCAAAGTATTTTATGCAACAGCCAAGAGATTTTGTGTTTAATTTAGATTCGCAAAAGAGAGAACGTAAATACTTGATTGTTGTTGAAGGGCCTATAGATGCACTACATTTAGATGGTGTTGCTATATGTGGTTCACAAATGAGTGAAACACAAGCAAGAATAATTGAAAAATATTCTATCAATAAACAAATAATTGCAGTACCAGATAGGGATAAAGCAAGTAAAAAATTTGTAAATAGTGCATTAAAGAGAAATTGGAATGTAAGTTTTCCACCGTGGGAAGACTCATGCAAAGATATAGGTGATGCTGTAAACAAATATGGTAGACTTTTCACTCTAAAAAGTGTATTATCTAGTGTATATGATAACAGTGGTAAGATTAAAGTATTAACAAAGAAGTATTGCAAATAAGGAAAAACTATGGCAGAAACACAATATTCTATAGATATGCAAAAACTATATGTAGAATTTATGATTAATAATCCTGAGTTGTATACAAGGGTAAGCGGTATTATAAAAAAGGAATTTTTTGATCCAGAGTTAAGAACAACTGTAGAGTTTATCTCAGATCATGTAAATCAGTATGGTGCGATGCCAACTCTACAACAAATAAAAGCAAAAACAGATGTAGATTTACGTCCTCTAGATCAAACTGATGACAAATATGATACTTGGTTTTTAGATGAGTTTGAAACTTTTTGTAGACATAAAGCATTAGAAGGTGCAATTTTACAAAGTTATGATAAACTTGAAAGAAAAGAATATGGTTCTGTAGAAAATATAGTTAAAGAAGCAGTACAACTTGGTCTTGCAAGAGATATGGGAACAGACTATTGGGCAAATCCAAGTGAAAGACTTACTGCAATTAAAGATCAAAATGGACAAAGCAGTACAGGATGGAAAACATTTGATGATAAACTTTATGGAGGATTTAATAAAGGAGAATTAAATATTTTTGCTGGAGGTAGTGGTGCAGGAAAAAGTTTATTTTTACAAAATTTAGCAATTAATTGGAGTAAATTAGGATTTAATACTGTATACATTACTTTAGAATTGAGTGAAGGTTTGACAAGTATGCGTTTAGATGCAATGAATACTGGTAAAAGTACAAAGCAGGTATTTAAAGATCTAGATGATGTAGATTTAAAAATTAGAATGATGGGTAAAAAAGCAGGTAAATTGCAAATTGTACAACTTCCAAATGGTTGTACGGTTAATGATTTGCGTAGTTATCTTAAGGCATATGAAGCAGAACAAAAATGTAAAGTACAATGCGTATTAGTAGACTATTTAGATCTTATGATGCCTGTAAGTGTAAAAGTAAGTGCAGAAAATTTGTTTATTAAAGACAAATATGTATCTGAAGAATTGCGTAATTTTGCAATGGAAGGCGATTATTTGTTTGCTACAGCATCTCAATTGAATAGAGGTGCAGTAGATGAAATAGAATTTGATCATTCGCACATAAGTGGTGGTTTAAGTAAGGTACAAACGGCTGATAATGTGATTGGTATTTTTAGCAGTAGAGCAATGCGTGAACGTGGAAGAGTACAAATACAATTTATGAAAACAAGAAGTAGTTCAGCAGTTGGTACAAAATTGGATTTATCTTTTAATATTGATAGTTTAAGGATAGAAGATTTAGATGAACAAGAAACTGAAGAACAATCAGCACAAACAATTTATGATAAATTGAAACAAAAATCAACAACTATTGAACATGCAAATACCACAGTAGAAAAAGCAATAGATAGTCAGGATAGGCTTCGCAACTTACTTAAAAAAATGGATAATTAGGCTAAATACACAGTAAGAGGACAAACCAATGCAAAGAAAAACTAGAAGCCTATTAGAAGAAATTAATTCTTTTGCTGATAGAACAGACAAAAGTTATCTATTAGAGAGCCGTGCAAACAACGTTATTGCAAGTGCAATACACCTTGTTAAAGCAATTGACGAAAATTATACACAGAATGATGCGGCAGATCTTAAAAAACGTTTATTCAATGCAATTAAAACTTCAGATCCTCGCAAATTCACACGTGGTATAAGAAGAATTCAAAATGAAGGTAAGTGAAGTAACCAAATTTGTTGGTAAACGTAAAAGACCTAAAAGAAAAGACCGTGTTAAACGCATGGTACAAAAACATCTGCATCTTAGATCTATAGATGAAGCAGAGGGTAAAAACACACATTTAGAACACCTAGAAGATGAAATATTGAATAAAGGTTATCCAGGAGTGCAATCCAGTATTGCATATTTGAAAAGCCTTTACAATATGCTTAAAAGCAATACATCAGATGTTAGGGTTACAACTAAATGGGATGGTGCACCAGCCATTGTAGCAGGCCCAGATCCAAAAGACGGTAAGTTTTTTGTAGGTACAAAAGGTGTATTTGCAAAAGAACCAAAATTAAATAAAACAACACAAGATATCGAAAACAATCACGGTGACGTAGTTCAAAAAGGTGAAACAATTTCAAAAGAAGGATTGCGTAGCAAATTACGTCCTGCATTAGAACATTTAAGTAAACTTGGCATGAAACGAGTAATGCAAGGAGATATTATTTTTACTCCTGAAATGCTTAAAGATGCAGAGATAGGTGGACAATCGTATATTACATTTAAACCAAATACAATAACGTATGCAGTACCATCCGGCAGTGATTTAGCAAAAAGAATTAGACAAGCAAAGATAGGTATCATATTTCACACAACGTACGAAGGTGATGATCTTGCAACAAGCAAAGCCAGATTTGGTGCAGAAGTTGATGACCTAAATAATAGTCCAGATGTCTTTGTTGATAATGCAGATATAAAAGACTTTTCAGGTAAAGCAACTTTGACAGCAGAAGAATCTGCTCAAGTTAAAAGTGCTATCAATGATGCAACAAAATTAGCAAATGAAATTGGTAGTAACACATTTGATGTACTTGATACAACTGATGTAAAGGATCTTGTACAGCAATTGAAAGCACATATTAACAATTATGTAAAAGCAGGATCTTTTGTAGAACCAGACAAGTACGCAGTTGACTTTATCAAAAGAATGCAGGATCGCTATACAGCGGCCATAGAAAAATTAAAAACTGAAAAAGGCAAAGAACGTGCTAGAGCGGCCGCAGATAAAGGCTTGGAATACATTCAAAATAATCAAGATGCAATTATGAAAATTTATAAACTGTATGTTGAGATAATGAATGCTAAATTAATGTTTGTTAAAAAATTAAGTTTAATAGATTCAATGCCGGCTTTTTATGCTCAGCCTGATGGTAGTTTTGAAGTAGCAGATCCAGAAGGATTTGTTGCTGTAGATCATATGGGATCAGCAGTAAAATTGGTAGATAGGTTAAAGTTTTCTAGACAAAATTTTGCACCTAAAAGTTTTGGGTAAATAGTAGTATGGAAGAACAAATCAAAAAACAATATTCATTTTTAAGTGATGAAATATCAGAAGCAAGAATGTACCGTCAACGTAATACTACTGACAAAATGACATTGCAAGATACAGCCAATTTTGCATTTCTAAATACATTGTTGTTGTACATATTGTATAATGAATACGAAAGTTCTCCTGCGGCAGTAGATTACGCAGATAGAACTATGAGATACCAAAATTTCAACACATATAAAAATGGTGGTACAGATTTATATTTTGCATATTATAGTTTGTTAGGTAAAGATGGTAATACGTCAAGAGTGCATGGAGGCAACAAAGATGCCAATGACCTTTTTGCAGATCGTATTAATATGCCTACTCCAATGTTAAGAAAGTTCTTTAACGACATGGCATCTAACAGACTTGATCCACGTTTTGTACAAAGGTTCTTTTTAAGACTTGAACGTGGCTTAAACATACAGACACAGAATTATAGAAGTATTCGCAGATTGGTAATGGATTGGCCACATCTAAATCAAATGGAAAAGAAAT